CGCGATGTCTGGGTCACCTGGCCCACCCGCGTGGCAGCCCTCATGGCCGCACAAATATCCGCAGAGATGGAGAAGGCATCGGGCGTGCCCGTGACGATCGAGACTGCGATCCTGCAGAGGGCGCTGGAAACCCATGACCGAAAGCAGCTCACCGCCTTGGCCGATCTCCGGGTCAACCTCGGGTAACGACGGCGATCTAACCGAAGATCAGCTGACAGACGGGCTCGACCTCGCCTTTGACGGGGCCGAGGATATCCTGCGGTCCTGGCGGCGGGGCATGCGGCCAGATCCTGACCTGACGGTATCCCAATGGGCGGACGTGCATCGCAAGCTGTCGTCACGCGCTAGCGCGGAACCGGGGCAATATCGCACGGCCCGCACGCCGTATCTGCGCGAGATCATGGATGCACTGTCGCCCAGCCACCCGGCGCAGCGTGTGACGTTCATGAAAGCCGCCCAGGTCGGCGCCACCGAGGCAGGCAACAACTGGATCGGCTTTGTCATCCACCATGCGCCCGGGCCGATGCTTGCGGTGCTGCCGACTTTGGAGATGGCAAAACGCACATCGCGCGGTCGGATTGACCCGCTGATTGAAGACAGCCCGGCGCTGAAGGAACGCGTGCAACCGGCGCGCTCACGCGACGCCGGGAACTCGATGCTGTCGAAGGAATTCCCCGGCGGCATCCTGGTGCTGACCGGTGCGAACTCGGCCACAGGCCTGCGCTCGATGCCCGCGCGTTATGTGTTTCTGGACGAGGTCGATGCCTATCCGGCCTCAGCCGATGAGGAAGGCGATCCGGTCACGCTGGCCGAGGCCCGCACCACAACCTTCGCGCATCGACGCAAGGTGTTCATGGTCTCAACCCCGACAATCCGGGGGTTGTCGCGCATTGAGCGGGAGTTTGAGGCCTCCGACCAGCGCCGGTACTTTGTCCCCTGCCCGCAGTGCGGGGCGATGCAGTGGCTGCAGTTTGAGCGCCTGCGCTGGGACAAGGGCCTGCCGGAAACAGCCGTCTATCATTGCGCGGGCTGCGAGAAGCCGATCGCCGAGCACCACAAGACCGACATGCTGGCAAAGGGCGAATGGCGGGCGACAGCCGTGTCCGCCAACCCAAAGGCGATCGGCTTCCACCTCTCGGCGCTGTACTCACCAATCGGCTGGAAAAGCTGGGAACAGATCGCGCGCGATTGGCTGGCGGCGCAAGGCTCGGATGAGATTCTGCGCGCAGCACGCAACACGCTCTTGGGCGAGACCTGGGTCGAGAGCGGTGAGGCCCCGGAATGGCAGCGGTTGGCGGATCGACGCGTGGCGTTCCCGGCGCAGATCCCAGCGAACGGGCTGTTCCTGACGGCCGGTGCCGACGTCCAGAAGGACCGGATCGAGGTTGATGTCTGGGCCTGGGGCCGGGGTGGGACAAGCTGGCTCATCGATCACATCGTCATTCCCGGCGGGCCGGATGATCCTGCCTGTTGGGACAAGCTGACGGGTCTTCTTGGCCAGACCTGGACGCATGAGAACGGCGCTCTCATGACATTGGCAAAACTCGCCATCGACACCGGCTACGAGTCCGCTGCCGTTTATGGCTGGGCCCGCAAGCAAGGCATCGCGCAGGTCGCCCCCGTGAAGGGCATGGAAGGGTTCAACCGGGCCACGCCAGTCTCAGGGCCGACCTTTGTCGATGCCACGGTGAACGGAAGGAAGCTGAAACGCGGCGCCCGGCTCTGGACCGTGGCCACTGCCACCTTCAAGGCCGAGACCTATCGGTATCTGCGATTGGAGCGGCCAGCGGAACCGGAAGCGCCGATCCCGGCCGGCACGATCCACCTGCCGGACTGGGCTGACAGCGAATGGCTGAAACAGCTGGTGGCCGAGCAGCTGGTCACGGTCCGCAACAAGCGCGGCTATTCCCGACAGGAATGGCAGAAGCTGCGCGCGCGCAACGAGGCGCTTGATACCCGCGTCTATGCCCGCGCCGCCGCCTGGATCCTCGGCGCAGATCGCTTCGACGAGCGAATGTGGCGGCAGCTGGAGAAACAGGCCGGGGTGGAGACCGTCGCCGTGGCACCACCAAGCACTGATCCAGAGAAGCCGTCCGCACCAGAGGCTGGACGTATCGCAACACCCCGGCGGCGTGGCTGGAAGATCAGCACGCCGAAATACATGGAATGATGGGCCCCCGATGACCCTCGACGATCTGAAGTCCCGCCACAGCGCCCTCTTGGGCGCGCGCTACAGCGGTACGCGCAGCGTCAGCTATGACGGCAAGAGCATCACCTATGGCTCGGACGCGGAACTGGCCGCGGCGATCGGGGATATCGAGCGGCGTATTGCGAAACTTGAGCGCGGCGCTGGGCGTATCCTGCGCCCCTATGCCGTGAAGGATCTGTGATGACCGGCGCTCTGAATTGGCGCCAGCGCCTCGGGGCCTTCATCGGTGGGTTTGATGCGGGCCAGCACCACCGCCGCCTGCGCGGGTTCCGCGCCACCCGTGCCCATGTGAACGCGCTGATCGCGGCCAGCGGACCTGACATCACCGCCCGCGCCCGCTGGCTGGTGCGCAATAACGGCTATGCCATCAACGCGGTCGAAAGCTGGGCGGCGAACACTGTGGGCGACGGGATCAAGCCGATCTCGAAGATCGCGGATGCTGCCCGCAAAGAGGAGCTGCAGCGCTTATGGCTTGCCTGGACCGACGAGGCCGATGCCGAGGGGCTGACAGATTTCTACGGGCTCCAGCGCCGTGCCGCGCGCGAGGTGTTCCTCGCGGGCGAGGTGTTCTTTCGGTTCCGGCCACGGCGCGCGGGCGATGGCCTGCGCGTGCCCGTGCAGCTGCAGATGCTGCCAGCAGAAATGCTGCCATTGGAACAGACGGGGATTGGCGCAAACGGCAATGCCATCCGTCAGGGCATCGAGTTCGACCGGATCGGGCGGCGCGTGGCCTATCACTTCTTTCGCCGCCACCCGGGCGACAGCACTGATCCGGGGCTTGCGGGCGACATCGTGCGCGTGCCCGCCACCGAGGTGATCCATGTGATCGACCCGGTCGAGGGCGGCCAGTTGCGCGGGGTCTCGAAGCTGGCGCCCGCCATCGTGAAACTGTTCCTGCTCGACCAGTACGACGACGCTGAGCTGGACCGAAAGAAGGTCGCGGCGATGTATGCGATGTTCGTGACCTCGCCTGCCCCGGAGAACCCCCTCGCACCGGACGACGAAGATGGGCCAGATGGGGTCGAGATCAGTCCCGGTCAGATCGTGCGGCTGGATCCCGGCGAAGATGTCACCATCGGCCAACCTGCCGACAGTGGTGGCACCTACGAGCCGTTTCAGTACCGGACCCTCCTGCAAATCTCGGCAGCACTGGGCATTCCCTATCCGTACATCGCCAATGACATGGTGAAGGGCAACTTCTCGAACTCGCGCCTGGCGCTGATCGAGTTCCGCCGCCGCGTCTCGGCCTGGCAACATTCCGTCATGGTCTGGCAGCTCTGCCGACCCGTCTACGCGCGATGGATGGATGCCGCCGTGCTATCAGGTGCCCTCACGCTGCCGGGCTATGAGGCCAACCGCAGCCAGCTCCTTGCTGTCGATTGGCTCCCCACAAAATGGGACTGGGTCGATCCGCTGAAGGACGCCAATGCCGAGATCGCCCAGATCGAGGCGGGCCTCAAATCCCGGACGCAGGCTATCGCTGAGCGCGGCTATGACGCCGAACAGGTCGACCGCGATATTGCGGCGGAACGCGCCCGCGAACGCGCGCTGGGCCTCGACTTCCGCCGCCCCGGATCACCCGCGCAAGGCGTGCAGGCTTTGACAGGCCCGGGGGAGGATGCGGACAAAGACGACGACACCGACCAGACAGATCAAACCGATGACGCGGAAGACCGTCCGCGCGAACCTGAGGACCCGTCCTGATGCTGCATGCCCGGATTGCCGCGCGCGCCTTCAACACGCCGCTGCTGGTCGAACCCTCGAAAGCCATGGCGTTTCTGTCTGGGCTCGGGCCGCGTGTTCTGGGGCGGCGGGTCGAGATGGCTAACGGGGGAGATGGGCTGGAGGGCACCATCGTCCCGCCAGCGCGCGCCAGCATTCTGGCCGGTGGGATGCTGGACGATTACCGCCAGCATGGTGAGGTGCCCTACCCGGTGGTGGAAGGCATCGCCGTGATCGAGATCTCGGGCGTGCTGATCCACAGGGGTGCGTGGATCGGTCAGTCGTCGGGCCAGACCAGCTACGAGGGGATCGCTGCCCAGATCGAGGCCGCAGCCAGTGATCCGACCGTGCGTGGCGTCGCATTGGAAATCGACAGTTTTGGCGGCGAAGTTGCAGGTGTGTTTGATCTCGCCGACCGCATCCGCGCGCTCCGACGCGACAAGCCGGTCTGGGCCTTTGTGGCAGAACATGCCTTCTCGGCAGGTTATGCGCTTGCTTCGCAGGCCGACCGCATCCTGCTGCCGCGCACCGGCGCGGTGGGCAGTATCGGTGTCGTGGTGATGCATGCCGATCTCAGCGGCCAGCTCGATCAGGACGGGGTTCGGGTGACGCTGATCCATTCCGGCAGCCACAAGGTCGATGGCAACCCCTACGAGCCACTACCCGCAGATATCCGGGACGACATCCAGCGCGAGATCGACGTGCTGCGGTTCCTCTTCGCCGAGACCGTCGCGGCCGGTCGTGCCGGACGGTTGAGCCAAGAGGCCGCACTCGCCACAGAGGCCGCAACCTATCGTGGGGCTGATGCCATCGCCTCAGGCCTCGCCGATGAAGTCACAGACCTGGCGCGCGGCTTTGCGGCCTTCCGGCAAATAGTGGCCCGCACTCCAACGCTTTCACCCCCGCGCACTCAGCGCGCATCCCGTCCCCACCCCAAACAGGAGGCACACATGGCCACCGAACTCGATCAGGATGATCCGCTGCAGGACGCCATCGAAGAAGCCCCGAATGCGCCAGACGGCGAGACTGATGTTGAAGACGTCACGTCCGTGGCCCCGGTTCCGCCTCCGGCGGCATCCAAGCCACCAGCCGCTGCCGTCCCCGCCGCGACGCAGCCGGGCAACCTGGCGGAGTTATCGGCGCAGTTCCGTGAGACAGCGGCAGAGATCGCCGAGATCGCGGCGCAGGCAGGCAGGCTCGGTGTCGCAATCGACACGGCGAAAGCGCTCCGCGAGGGCACCACGCCCGAGGCCCTGCGCCGCCTCGTCATTGAGCGCGCAAGTGCGGCCGCAGACGCGCGCGACATCGTCGCGGCTCCGCCCTCGGCCGTCCGACCGCAGGCGAAGGAAAGCCCGATCGTTGCGGCCGCAAAACGGGCAGCTGCGGCAGGTACCAGCGCCTGACGCCCCGGTCATTCCCAGATCAAAACGCGACATCCCTCTGCCTGACTGATCCCCCGCCGTACCGCCCCGGCGGGGGATACCTTTTTGCCCCCTGCTCTGGAGCCTTCCCATGTCCGTGCTGACCCAACCGCCCTCGATGGGCGATGTCCTCAAATACGAGGTCAACCCGAACTACACCCGCGAGACCGTCACCCTGCTCGCTGGCACCGCCTATCCCGTCGGCTCCGTGCTTGGCCGCATCACCGCAAGCGGCAAGTACAAGCTCGCGACCTCCGGCGGTGCAGACGGCGCACAGACCGCCGCGGCCGTGTTGCTTTACCCCGTCGATGCAACTCTGGCTGACGCGGTCGGCATTGTCGTTGTGCGCGGTCCAGCGATCGTGTCCCGCGCGGCCCTCGCATTTGATCCCACCGTCGATGACGCAGGGAAGATCACCACCAAGCTAGGCCAGCTCGCCAGCCTCGGGATCGTCCCGCGCGACACCGCCTGATCCGGCCCGTACTGCGCCTATTGGCCAGCGTGACCAGCCTTTCTTCCCCTCTTTACCCGGAGTTCCCCCATGACCATCACCCGCAACCCGTTCGACACGGGCGGTTATTCTCTTGCCGAGATGACGCAGGCCATCAACATCCTGCCCAACCTCTATACCCGCCTTGGCCAGATCGGACTGTTTCGCTTCGAGGGCGTCTCGCAACGCTCCATCGTCATCGAACAGCGCGAGGGTGTGCTGAGCCTGCTGCCCTCGGTGCCGCTCGGCGCGCCCGCCACCGTCGGCAACCGCGAGGCGCGCTCGATGCGGTCCTTCGCCCTGCCGTGGATCCCGCATGACGACGTGATCCTGCCCGGCGATATCCAGGGCATGCCCGCGCTGGGGATGTCCGACGTGGCCGATCCCTTGGTCGAGGTGATGAACCGCAAGCTGACGCTGATGCGCCGCAAGCATGCTCAGACCCGCGAATACATGGAGATGAATGCGCTCCGCGGCATCGTGAAGGATGGCGCAGGAACCACGCTTTACAATTACTTCACCGAGTTCGGGTTGGACCAGATCTCGGTCGACTTCGTCTTCGGCACGGCCGGAACCAATATCCAGACCAAGGTCCGCACTACCCTGCGCGCCATTGAGGACAACCTGCTGGGCGAGACCATGACCACGGCGCATGCGCTGGTCAGCTCGGAGTTCTTCGACAAGCTGATCAGTCACCCCAAGACCGAGGACGCCTACAAGTTCTTCTCGGCCACTGGCGGCCAGCCGCTGCGCGAGGATATGCGCCGCGCCTTCCCCTTCGCTGGCGTCCTCTTTGAGGAATACAACGGCTCAGTCACGCTCTCGGGCGGCACCTCTGAGCGGCTGATCCCCACCGGTGAGGGCATCGCCTTTCCCATGGGCACGTTTGACACCTTCACCACCTATGGTGGCCCTGCGAACCTTCTGGAGACCGCCAACACGATCGGGCTGCCACTTTATGCCCGCCAGATGATCGACGCCAAGGGCCGCTGGATCGACCTGATGACGGAAGGATCGATCCTGCCGGTCAACAAGCGCCCGCGCCTCGCGATCCGCCTGCACAGCTCGAACTGATCGGACAGGCCATGTCGATCTTCGCTATCGCTATCGAGACGCTCTTCGGTGATCCGAATATGGCACGCGACGCCGTCTACACATCCACGGGAGGCAGCCCAACCCTCATCCGCGTGATCACACGCCGCGCCGACGAGATCACCGGCTTCGGTGAGGCGCGGCTCTGGTCGGAGACCACCCGCATCGACCTGCACGCGGCAGAGGTGCCAAATCCGCGCCCCGGCGACAGGGTCGAGATCGATGGCGATGCCTTCCTCATTCAAGGCGAGCCGGTGCGGGATCGCGAGCGGTTGGTCTGGACCGTGGATCTGCGACCGGCATGAGGCTGAAGCTCGACATCAATCCCGACATCGTCGCGATGATGGCAGCGGAAGTTGCGGCCGGCGAAAAAGCTGTGTCCGCCGCCATGCGCGAGGCTGGAACCGGGCTGAAGACTGCATGGCGTACTCAGATCACTGGCGCGGGCCTTGGGCGGCGGCTTGCGAACTCAATCCAGAGCCAGAACTTCCCAAGGTCGGGCGAAAGCCTGAACGCTGCAGCGCTGGTCTGGTCCAAGGCACCGGTGATCATTGGCGCGCATGACACCGGGCCGCTGATCCGGTCCAAGAACGGGTTCTGGCTGGCAATCCCGACGGCGGCGGCTGGCAAGGGAGCGCGCGGCGGCCGGATCACCCCAAGCGAATGGGAGCGGCGACGCGGGCTACGGTTGCGGTTTGTTTACCGGCGCAGCGGTCCAAGCCTGCTAGTGGCAGAGGGGCGGCTGAACAGCCGTGGCCAAGGCGTGGCCTCACGCTCACAGACCGGTCGCGGGCGCACCACTGTGCCGATCTTCCTGCTGGTCCCGCAGGTGAAGCTGCCGAAGCGGCTGGATCTCGCGCGGGATGCGGAGCGGGCGGTGGACGGCGTGCCGGGACTAATCGTAGCGAACTGGGTGGAGGGAAAGCAATGATCTTGATGCCCCGACGAGGCGGCCATGCAGCGTTACTGCCCCTTTGGCCGCCTCCACTTCTATATCATCAACCTGCGGCGATCGCTTCGATTTCGAACAGCAAGCCTGGATTCGCGAGCCGCGTAACGCCAAGCAGTGTCATCGGTGGTGCACACTGGATCGGCCCGAAGCGCATGCCGAGTAGGTCGAAGTTTTTCAGGGCCTCATCTACGTCGGTAGTGTAGACGCCTAGCCGCACGACGTTGCGAAGATCCATATTCGCCTTGGCGAGGACGGACTCCAGGTTGTCCAAAGCAAGGCTGATCTGGCCTCGCATGTCGCCGGGGTGCTGAGGATTGCCATCAGCATCGACGGCTGTTTGACCCGCGCAAATCAATTGGCGTGAGCTGCCTTCGATGATCTCGGCTTGGTTGTATCCGAGCTTTAAAGACCAGTCCCAGGGGTTTACGGGAGTGCGTTGCATTGTCGGTTTCTCCTTGATGACAGTTGCCGCACCCGCCTAATTCGAAATGGTGCCATTTTTTGTCACCAAACATGCTATAGTGCCAGACATGAACATTCGCGCCCGCCATGATGCCATCGTGCGCAGCCTCCGCCGCAAGGGAACGGCGACGATAGATGAGCTTGTTGGAGAAGTCGGAGCCTCGAGGCGCACGGTTCTACGCGACATAAGTGAGCTGCGTGACCAAGGCTTCGTCATTCATTCCGAGCCCGGGCGTGGCGGAGGTCTGCAACTTGATCCACAGTCGGTCCAGACAACGGCGCGGCTTGCGGTGGCCGAGGTCTTCGCGCTTCTGATCAGTGTATCGGCGATGCGTGCGGCTGGAAATCTGCCGTTTTCGGGGCTGGCGGATGCCGGGCTTTCGAAGATTGAGAGGGCCCTTCCACCCGAAAAGGTGCGCGATCTGCGCCGGTTTCTGGACTGCCTACATGTTGGAAAGCTTTCGCCGCTTCAGGACTTGTCGGAAATGGGGTCAATCGATCCGGATTTGTTACCTGCCTTTGAGACAGCATTCCTGCAGCGCCTTCAACTGAGGTTCAATTACCGCGACGCCAAAGGACTGCAGACAAGCCGTGACGTAGAACCGCAAGCAATGCTGATTCTGTCGCCCCTCTGGTATCTGGTCGCATGGGATCCTGTGCGAGACGATTTTCGGCATTTCCGCATGGACAGGATCAGCAAGCCTGAACCGATCGAAGGCTTGAAGTTTCGGCAGCGCCATGTCCCATTCGAAGACGACGTCTGCCCATATAGCGATTTGCCTCGCTAGGGCGTGTTGGCGTTTGATGATTCCCAAATCTCGCAATGACTGATTCACTGTTGCCAACATGGGAGGCAACCTTGATCCGCACTACTTTGACCGACGCCCAGTGGGCAACCATCGCTCCGCACTGTCTTGGCCGTGCATGCGACCCCGGCCGCACCGGACCCGACCCTCGTCTTTTCGTTGAGGCGGTGCTGTGGATTGCCCGCACGGGCTGCCCCTGGCGCGATCTGCCCGAAGATTTCGGCAAGTGGAATTCGGTATTCAAGCGGTTTCGCAGGTGGGTGAAAGCAGATGCTTTCTATCGTATGTTCAGGGCGTTGGCAGAAGATTCAGACTTCGAATACACGATGATCGACGGCACCATCGTCAAAGTCCACCGGCACGGTCAGGGCGCAAAAGGGGGACTCAAAATCAGGCGATCGGGCGCTCTCGCGGCGGCGTGACCACCAAGATCATGGCACTGACCGACGCGCTCGGCAATCTGATCGACTTCCGGCTGCTGCCTGGACAGGCCCACGACTTGCGGGGCACGGCAGCGCTGATCGAAGGTCTGTCCTGCGGGAAGCTCCTCGCGGATAGGGCATTCGATGCGAATTGGCTGCGCGAGGCACTGGCGGAGGCAAGGATTGAGGCAGTCATCCCGCCCAAATCTAACCGCCGCTTTCCCGCCGAGTTCGACCGCGATACCTACAAGTGGCGGCATCTGATCGAGAACTTCTTTGGAAAGCTTAAGGAATACAGGGGTATCGCCACCCGATGCTGCAAAACTGACACCAGTTTCAGCGCCTTCATTGCACTCGCAGCAACCGTCATCCGACTCCAGTGAATGTCAACAGACCCTAGCTGAGTTTAGAGCAGCTTCCTGAACCTCGATTGAAATGCAGATCCAAGCCTGTTTTCGACGTCAAATCCTGGAATCACCAATGCCCACCACCCGAGAAACCATCCTCGCCGCGCTGCACGCGCTGCTCTCAACGCTGCCCTCCACCGCCTTGCGCGGCGAGGTGCTGCCCGAGCGCGTCCCGACCGCTGGTCTGCTAATCCTGCGCGATGGTGAACCTGGAGAGCCCGAGGTCACGCTTTCGCCCCAGCGCTACCATTACCAACACCGCGCCAAGATCGAGGCAGTGGTGCAGGGCGCTGACCGTGACGCCGCCTTCGACACCCTCTGCGCCAGCATCGGAGCGACGATTACCGCCGACCGCACGCTGGGTGGCCTTTGCGACTGGGTTGAAGCCGAAGCGCCACGTCCGGTTGATCTGCCCGTCGATGGCGCAGCCAGCCTGAAGGCAGCCGTCATCCCGGTGGTGCTGAACTATTCAACGGCTGATCCGCTGGTATGAGCGGCGTTCAGCAGGTCCGGTAATAGCCGCCGGAGAACCGACAGTATTCAGTTGCGACACCTGCGCGGATCATTTCCGCAGCGATATCCCGGCCATCTGGGAGAAAGCACTGACCGACAATGCGACCGTATCGATCAATGTCGCGAACGCGGCAGGTCAGGTCTTGTCCAGAAACCAGTCGGGTCATGGTGGTTGTTGCCGCAGCCGCACCGACCTCATTGCGTTCAGGTGCATCAAGCCCCCAGACACGGATTGCACGATCTAGCCCGCGGATCTGGAATGTGTCTCCGTCCGTGACACGGCTCACCGTCCCGCTGACAGTATTCGATTGTGCGAACGCGGAGCCATGCCACGAAAGGAAGCTGGCGAGGACCCCCAGCAGCGCGGCACCGATCAAGCGTCGCGCGCGCTTTCCGGTGGGTGACGTCGTCTGTTCTGCATTCATGGCGCTGGTTTGCGTCATCGTCGGAGCAATCGCAAGCCGACACTACCATCATAATGAAGGAGAGAAACATGGCACGAGCCCAAGGGGCGCGGGCGCAGATGGCGCTTGCGTTCGAGACGACCTATGGAACGCCGCCGGTGGGCGGTTTTACCAAGATGCCCTTTGCCAGCACATCCTTGGGATCGGAACAGCCGCTTCTGAACAGCGAGTTGCTGGGCTACGGACGCGATCCACTGCCGCCGATCAAGGATGCGGTGACGGCGGACGGCAACGTTGTCGTGCCGATCGACGCGGAGGCGTTTGGCTTCTGGCTGAAGGCGGCCTTTGGTGATCCGGTCACCACCGGCACCGGCCCCTACACCCATGAGTTCCGCTCTGGTGGCTGGACGCTGCCGTCGCTGTCGATCGAGACCGGCATGCCGGAGATCCCGCGCTTTGCAATGTACTCGGGCTGCGTGCTCGATACGCTCAGCTGGCAGATGCAGCGCTCAGGCCTGCTGACCGCGTCCGCCAGCCTCGTGGCACAGGGCGAGAGCATTGCCGCCGCATCCGCTGCGGGCACGCTCGCCGATCTCGGTTTGCAGCGGTTCGGGCATTTCAACGGATCGATCACCCGCAACGGTACGGCCCTTGGCAACATCGTCTCAGCCGAGATCACCTATGCCAACACCCTCGATCGGGTGGAGACCATCCGCTCCGACGGGCGCATCGATGGGGCGGACCCGTCCATCGCGGCACTGACCGGCCGGGTCGAGGTGCGGTTTGCCGATCAGGTGCTGGTGACACAGGCGATCAATGGCGATCCCTGCGCGCTTGAGTTTGCCTATGTGCTGCCCTCGGGCGAGAGCCTGACGCTGACCGCCCATGCCGTCTATCTGCCGCGCCCGCGCATCGAGATCTCTGGGCCGCAGGGCGTGCAGGCCACCTTCGACTGGCAGGCCGCGCGTGACAGCACGCTGGGCCGGATGTGCACCGTCGCTCTGATCAACGCCATTGAGGAGTATTGATCCATGCTGCGCCTGAACCTTGCCCGCGAGCCGTACTGGCTCGCTCTTTGCCTTGGCGTGCGCGTCCGGGTCGAACCGCTGACCACCGCGCTGATGGTGGCGGCGCGCAGCGACCCGGCCGTGCGCGGCCTGCCTGAGGGCACCAGCGATGACGAGATCGCCGTGAT